ACATTTTTCAATGCTTCAAGATTGGTGTCTTTAAGGTGGAATTGTAATCCAGCAGATTACATTACATTTTTTGAAGCATATAGATATTGGGTATTTAATGGCGGTAAGCCATTCTATATGGATTTATTCATGGATAAATCTGTATTGACTAGGCATCGTTGTACATTTGTACCAGGTTCAGTTAGATTATCATCCCATCAAGGCCATCTTCATGTTATTGAAGTAGATTTAGAAGCTGAATCTACTCCATGGCCATTTACATATACTAGTCATGGAGATGGCGGAATAGGTGGTGGAGCTGCTGGTGATATACCTAGCGGTGAAGGCACTGCATCTGATGTAATAGCATGGTTTGATCCTATTAATGATACATTCTCTGGCACATTAAATCATGCTAATAGTGGTACAGGTAAAGTAGATTCATATACTAGCCCATCAGTAACTACTATTAATGCTGGATTAGTAGGATATATAGATCAAACAGTTGTATGGTCTATATCTTGGTCTGGTTCGGATCCGTCTCCTATAATAAGCTTTCAAAATGACCAGTATGTGCAAATAGATTGGGTAAATAATGATGGATCTAGCGGGATAATATATGATGCATCTATAGGGGTATTAACAGTTACTGCTACTGTTAATGGCACTCCTATAGCTGTAGGTCAACGACTTTTAGCTGTAAGTACATTTGTAGTAGATTATCCGGATCTAGCATGGGGTCCAGAGTGATAACTGCTTTAACAGTTGCACGAAAAGTGGTTACAATGGATTACACAGATTTAATCCATGTGTGCCTATCTGGACGTAATTTTAGTAGGGCCAAGCATGTACAATTAGCATGGTTTGATGCTATCAAACTTGTTAAAACCCCATATTTCTTTTTCATAGATGATGACGATCATCTACCATCAAATTACATTTCTGTATTACAGAAATGTAAAGATGCCAACACTGCTATTGCTTATACGGACGAGTATGTAGCTGATGAGTATCGTGCTAGAGATAAGTATTCTCAGGCTAATCATCTAGCTAATCCAACACTAGCTCATCACTTAGTCTTATGCAATACCTCTATTGCAAATGAGGCAATAAGAAATTTGCCATTGGGCGAATTTTGGCCTGAAATGATGCTATATTGGGAGATGGCTAAGTTAGGTGGAGCATCTTACATACCTGAAATAGGTTATCATTGGAATCGTGGACCTACAGGTTTACACAAACAATGGTTTACTGTTTTAGGCATGCATAACACTATTCAATGGTGTAAGCAAAATCCATGAGTGCTTATTCCGAATTCTTTTTCAAATCTCCTAGATCAGTTGTACAATTACAACTTCTTGAGATTTCACATCCTAGCTTTACGCAGGTTTACTATAAAGTCCGTAATGCTAGATTAGGAGTTACTGTAACTCATGAGGATGCATCTTCACACAGTTACACATATCTTCCAATGCAGATTACACAATCTGACAGTCGTGATGATTTAGATACCGGGATCAATGTCCAATTTGGAGATCTTGGAGAGACTTTACCTAAAGAATTAGATGCGGTATTTGCGGCTAATTCTTACGACACCCCTCCTACAGTTAAATATAGAGTGTATAGATCCGATGATTTAACTCAACCTTTATATGGGCCGTTAATTCTGCAAATTAGATCTATTTCTCAAGATGAAAATGGTGCGGCTTTTGAAGCTAAAGCTCCTAGACTTAACTTCAATCGTACAGGCCGTTTATACACTGTAACAGAATTCCCAATGCTTCGTGGATTCCTTTGATAAATATATGGATTACAAGTATATGTCTGGTACATATACTTGTTATCATTTTGCAGCGGAAGTCTGGAAAGATCTTACAGGTATAGATTTATCAGATGAAGTACATGATCTATTTGCAAGTGTACATCTGAATAAAGAACATATTAAACGGTTTCATACTCTTGATACGCCAGTATCACCATGTCTTGTTGTCATGCAACGTGGTAGGACGGTTCCTCATATAGGCATATATATGGATGGTGGAATCCTTCATATACATGGCCATGGTGTAGAGTACCAGAATATTCCAACCGCCACTCGTGGGTTCCCATACGTGAGATATTTCACATGCAAGAGCTAATCATTATCGATGATGTACTCAGTGCGCCTAATAAGTGGCAGCGCATTGCTACATTCGATGTGCGTAGGGCTTTAGCTGAGAAATATGATGTATTTCCTGCTACAGGTAAACTGTATCATGGTAATGTATCTAAAGATACAGAGGTAACGCCTTCTACAGATTTAGAAATAGATGCTTTGGCTGAAATGCCAGGCCCATTCTATTTAATCATCTATCCGGCAGACATTGTATTTTGGGCGGCTGTAATATTTGCAGTAACATCTGTAGTATTGTTACTGCAACGGCCTAAGATTCCAAATACATTAGCACGCAATGATACTGTAGGCTCATCTAATAACGAATTATCAGATCGTACAAATAAGCCACGTGTTAATGGACGAATACCTGATATATTTGGTACTGTTAGATCTATTCCTGATCTAATAGCCTTACCATATTCGGTATTTGTTAACCACATGGAAGTAGAAAATACCTACATGTGTATAGGTCGTGGAGCTTATGGATTCCCATTGATAGATGGGGTGGAGAGTATTCGTGATGGCCAAACACTCGTATCAAAAATTGAAGGCAGTTCATTAGAGGTATATGGTCCTAACCATTCTCCTAATGAAGTGTCACCTGTAATTCAATTGAGTATCGGAGATCCGATAGGTCAAAAGGTTGTAACTGCTGTACGTAGCAAGGCAGTTAATGGCCAAGTATTACTTGCTAATAATGACGCAGGCGATGCACGTATAGTTGGCAGTGCTAACATCAGATTTGGTCGTACTATTCACATAGAGGCCTTATCCACAAGTGATATAGATTTCACTACAGTCTTCGCTCCAACTGATCCACTCACTCTCACTGCTCCTGCATTAGATTTTCCGGCTTTATTCCCTGGAGGCGGTGAATCGCAGACATGGAATTACAGTTCTGCTGTACAGGCCGGTACCGTCCGATTCAATTTGGATGGCACCATGGAGATCAGTGGTGGTACGGCCGTAGAGATAGGTAGTGAAGCTATTAGTCATGCATTTACACTTACCACAGGTGTAATGACTAAGGATTCTATATCAGTCAATCTTAATGGCCATTACGAATTCTCTTCTTTCTCATATGATAGTGGATCCAACACTGCCACTATCACATTAGTCAATCCAGAGTTATCCAATCCAGATTGGTTGCTGATCGATGGCATGACTGGCGACTTCGTATCTGCAACATCCGGAATCGTGATGATTCAAGGCGGTGTAGCATACTTATCTGGAGAATATGAGGTCAGTACAGTTTCTGCCAAAGAAATTGTGTTAGTGGCTCCATATCTAGTTACAGATTATTGGAACTGGATAAATACTCCTACAGCATGGTTGAGCCCTGCATTAGAAGCCATAGGTGCCTCATCTTCTAATTGGGTAGGCCCATATGTGTTAGATATCACTACGATGAACGAGGTTATTGCTAACTTCGTTGCATTGCAAGGTGCTTGGAAAGATGATGGCACTACTCAAACAGCGTTCAATATAGATATTCAGTTAGGAGTAGCTCCATGTAATGCAGCAGGCACTTTAACTGGCCCAGAAAGTTATTACACTGTTACAGTGTTAGGGTCTTCGTCAGTTAAAAGCATGCGTGCAGCCACTTTACGGCAAGTGCTGACATTTACAGGGAGAGCATCTGTACGAGCACGGCGTCTTACGCCTAAAGATACGACGTTTACTGGCACCATTGCTGATGAAATAAAATGGCGTGATATGTATGCGGTTGCGCCAGTTACTCAAACAAATTTCGGAGATATAACTACAGTTCAAGCATTGACAAGAGCTACTCAATCCGCTACAGCTGTATCAGAACGGCAAATCAATATGCTTGTGCAACGAAAGTTGCCATTACGTATTTCTGGATCTACATTTGATACAGTTTTAACTGGTACAAATAAGGCTGATGAAATTATCTCATTCATATGCAAAGACCCTACATTAGGCGCAAGGTCTAATGCTGAGATGGACTTCGATAACATTTACTCTACGATGTCCGCAGTCAGAACCTATTTTGCATTTAATGAGGCTGCAGAATTTAATTACACATTTGACAATGACAATGTTTCTTTTGAAGAAATGTTAGCCACAGTGTGTAATGCAGTATTTTGTACTGCTTATAGGCAAGGCAGTGTGATTAGATTGTTCTTTGAACGACATACTGATAACAGTGCGGTGCTCTTTAACCATCGAAATAAGATTCCAAAAACTGAAAAACGTACTACATCATTCGGTAGAGATTTTGATGGTGTAGAGTATGAGTGGGTAGATCCATTGGATGATGCAAGAGTGCAATTCAAGATACCTTTGGATGGATCTGCCACAAAACCTAAGAAAATCCAAAGTATAGGTGTGCGCAATCTTAAAGCTGCACATATACATGCCTATCGTGAATATAACAGATTGTTGTTCCAACGTGTGGCAATAGAATTCAGTGCTACTGAAGAAGCTGACATACTTATCAATAATCAGCGAATACTGGTTACTGATGGAACTCGCACAGATACACAAGAAGGTCATGTAGTATCTCAAACCGGGTTAACCCTTAAATTATCTCAGCCATATGAATTTACAGCTGGGCAATCTTATGTAATCTTCTTACAGCATTACAGTGGATTAGTAGAATCAATACCTATAACCGCTGGAGTAGATACATACCATGTAGTACTAAGTACAGCACCTGCTTTAGTGCTTAGTACAGATGCGGATAATTATGCTTATTCAGCTACATACATGATAGTTCGAACAACCTTTGGTGTTAGTAGACGAGCATACCTGGTAACATCTAAAACTGACAATGATAATTTCTCAACAAAGTTAGCGGCTATTAATTATGATGGTCGTTACTATCAGAATGACTGGGACTTTGTAGCATGAATTACATTACACGACATTTCACAATGGAAGAGTTCATTGCGACCAACCATCGCAATATAGATAATACATTGCCAATAGAATTACATGGCAATGCAATGCAGACATGTGAAATGATGGAGCGTATTCGTACATATCTGTCGAAGGTTACAGGTCGTGATACGGCAATCAACCCATCAAGTGCCTATCGCTGTTTAACATTAAATAGGGCAGTTGGCAGTTCTGATTCATCTGACCACGTTAAGGGTCTGGCAATGGATTGGAATGCCCAAGGTTTAACGCCTTTCGAAGCATGCCGATTATTAGAACCAGTTGTGAATGAGTTAGGTATTGGCCAACTCATTCATGAATATGGTAGGTGGGTACACACAGGTGTACCTAAACCTTTAAAAATGGTAAACAGAATAATTACAATTTCATCCGCTGGTACTGACGTAGGAATCAAATATGTATAGCTACATTGCAACAGGGTTGATCACTGCAGCAGCATTGGCATACTCTCATTACTGGACCTATGAACGAGGCATTGAGCACGAGAAGGCTCAACGGCAAGAAGTTCAGAATCTGATCCTTAAGGTGAAAGAAGATGCGCAACAAGGAGCTGCAGATGCAATCGGCAAACTTCAACTCAAGCAAATCACAATCCGTCAGACTCTTCAACGAGAGATTCTTAAAGAGCCTGTGTATATTGACTGCAAGCATACTCCTGCAGGCATGCGGGCGGTCAACAATGCCCTTGAAGGATTTCGTGAAACCGGACCCGATGGTACAGATAAGCTGCCCGAAGCAGTTGTCACCCCTGGGAAATGACACATTTGCCGCGACATCCGACAAATTAATCGAGGTGTCTGGGATCTACTATACATGCATATGTGCCATCGGCATTGATAGTCCGGCATGTAAGCGATAAGAATGGGTAGCGTCAGCAGCTGCCTGTGACCCGCAGGCTTGAGTGCAGTGAGTAATCCTGCACTCTTTTTTTAATTCTCCTAGCTAAAGTAGCACACAACTACGTACGTCCGGGACTCCGTACGATATATCCGGGACTCCCGGAGTAGTTCGTCGTATATACTCAAAGGTGGCGGCTCCCGGAAGAATTAACTCAGTACAAGATTTTGAACATTCACGATCAAAATTGTGTACACTTAGGCACAATCGTAATATAATAGTACGTGCCCATCGCTCGATGGGTCAAATGCAGCACTAACAACAGTGCTTGAGAGATTATAATTCATGGCAGAAGATCTTCAGACTGGGATAGTCAACGAGTTCTTTGCGGGTGGATGGCGAATTGCTCCATTCATTAAGACCCAAGATGGTTACATCGGGGTCAAGGCGTGGCCAAAACGTGCGGCTACAAACATGGCAGAGCTCTCAGTTCTGCTTGAAGAACAAGCTAAGAAATCCTCCAAGGTTCCAATATTAGGCGTAGTGCCTTCTCGAGGCAAGTATGTCGTCGATATTGACACCAAGAAAAATCAGTCTGCTCTGCAGCTGTGGAAAGATAAGGTCAACGAGGCGTACGGAGATCTTAATCTCGGAGTACCTAATCTTGTTGTTAAGACTAAATCCGGAGGATACCATCTCTATTATTCCGACGGATCAGATAGACAACTTCACAGTCCGACTTCTGTCTTTTCTAAAGATTCAGGAATTGACATACGTGGCTACACTGGGATGGTTGTTGCTCCCACGTCGATGGGGACGTCGGAAGATTGGCAGTTGGGTGATTATACGATCATCAAAGGTAGACCAACTGACCCTCTCACAGTTCTAGGACTTTCCAAAATTCTTGGTGAGTTCTATGATGAAACAGATACCTTCATCAAGACTTTATTGACGCAAGTCAATGAGGCTCTACGAAATGACAGTGTCAATGAGTTGTATAGATACCAACTCATTCCTGATTCACTAGTCATCCCATCCTCCAATCGCGATAATACTCTCTACAGATGCGCACGCATGTGTAGACTGGCTGGCTTGTCTCAAGATGCGGCCATACTGTTCATGCAACATATCGGTGCACGATGTGAAGCAACTCCTGAAGAACCTATAGAGCACTGGATACAACTGTCTGCTGACAAAGTTCGTCGTGTGTATGCTTCAGAAACTGAGATGAAGCTGCAGACAATATCGGGGTTCTATGAGGAGCTAGATAATGCAGGTACAGTACTTCTTAGAGGAGTGTCCAAATCATATTACTACTTCAGGCATGGATCCAGACTCCTCCGTCTTGATGCACGTAGTCGATACTCAACAGATAACATCGGGAATGTACTTCAAGGGATATCCATATCTGCTGACGATGATAATATCCCCGTCAAGAAAGTCATCGGAGCCTACCAGCCCAAAGAAGTAGCATACAATGCTGCTATGTATCCTAAGGCAGATATGCCTTACTTTGAATATGAGGGTCAGCGATATGTAAACACATATCATGATCCATTTTCCGCATTCGAACCCTCTGCTGAATTGCTAGAACAGGCTCTGCCATATGTGGAGCGATTCTCTGACTTTGCCAGGCACATCACTGGCTATGAAGAGAATGATGACAAACACTTGCTCGATAAACTGGCATGGATAGTTCAACGTCCATACCGTAGACTCCCAACTGGAACCATCATTTACTCCCATACACGTGGGTCAGGTAAGGATGTGTTCATGTCCTTGATTCGAGAGATTGTAGGTAGGTCATATTACATGCCTATCACACTACAATCTATTGAAAGCGATCACGTCATGCTTCATGATAAGATCGTGTGTGTCGCATCCGAAGTACAACTGCAAACTAATGCTAGAGGCACGATTGCAGCTGCAAACTTCATGGGGCAACTCAAGGACAAAATAACTGCGAAGACAGTATATGTCAATGAGAAGTTCATTCAACCCTATAGTGCGCCGATTTTTACAAACTTCTTTCTGTTATCTAACTTTGAACTGTCATCCATCCTTGAGCCCGGTGATCGGCGCTTCGATGTATTCCATGCTACTGAAGAGAAGCTCGACCAGTCCAGATTTGGTCTGTTGGGAGATATTGGCAACGACGGTATTTGGGTGGAGCGCACCGAACGAGAGCGTCTATTCCGCAAGCATGTCGTCTATGCTTTGCGTCGAGCACTCTTAGATCGTCCAGTAGAAAATACATTCGATCGTGAAGAGGCCGCAATGAATGCGGTCAAACTCTCATTGATGGAGTCACAGAATCCTCCAGCAATCGATTGGATGTATCACAACCTTCCACCATTCTTTACAGAAGATATTGCCATGATGGCATGTCACTTCTGTCCAATGCGCATACATCCAGAGTATGTGATGAAACAGTTGAAGGAGCACTTTGGCCCACAAGTAAAGCCATTGTACAGATCTGGACGAGTCATTCATCGTATGAATGGCGCACCATTGCTAGTCAAGAGATCCGACGGTGCTACGTCTATTCCAATGCTTAATTTTGATGTCAAAGGCACTGATAATAGAAAGTCAGTATTCTTCTTTGACACCAAGATGCGTGACACCAACCCTACTGATTCTTCAATGAGGGCTGTTATGAAGAATTGGTATGATCAAATGATTCAGCGATATTTTGGCAATGTGACCACATTGCCTGGTCAAAAGCCGGAAGGTTCTTCCGACTTAATTTGATCAAATGTGTGTACTCTTCGATCAAACTAACGTATAATATAAGCTATGACGCATGCTCTTGACCTTGAAACGAGTTCCATTAGTGGAGACTTGTCTGATGGATACGCCTTGGAACCTTGGCGAGTTCGGCAAGGAAAAGCATTCATCTCTTCTATCTCTGTACATGGAGATAAGATTACCAAGCAAGTACTTCGGCCCTCTCGGGACCAATTGCTTGAAGTACTTGAGTCCCTCCGAGGCGAAGAAGTATACGCACACTACGCGTTATTCGACGTTGCTTGGCTTATCGCTTCCGTGGAACCGAACAAAATGGCAAGAATACATTCTGCCATTACAGGAGTCAGGTGGCGAGATACTGCTTTACTTGCCAAATGGTGCACCAATGGCCGTAAAGCTGACGACATTAGACTCAGCTACTCCCTTGTCAATCTCATCAATCTGTGGAAAGATAAGATGGGGTATCCTGGTGCGAATGATTTTATTCGCATGAAGCAACAGGAAGTACTGACCGCAAATGATCCGTACTGGGATGAACGTGGTAAAGCTGACACATTGTGGACGTATCGTCTTGCCAAGTTCTTGGAAGGTCAACTGCCTGCTGCATGTCGTCGTGGCTTCATCATAGAATCACGATCTATCACTCAGATTGCCAATAGCTGGTTGATAGGAATGTATGTCAACAAAGAAGCGCTCAAGAAAGCTGAAGAAGAAACCGAAGCCGAGATTCAAAAAGGTTGTCAGCAGCTTGGACTTTCTGAATCGGTTCTCGGATCTCCTGCGCAACTCGGTCGTGTTGTCTTCGGTGAATGGGGATTCAAGCCCCTTGCCCTCACACCTACTGGACAACCTAAAGCAGATGCTGATACATGGATCATGCTGGCTTATGCCTCAGGAGATCCAAGACTTAAACAAGTCCTTGCAGTCAGGCAAGCTCTCACAGTTAGAAGCAAGTACATTAAAACTGCGTATGAGGCTCTGGCACGAACAGGTGATGGCTTCCTTTATGGCAAGCCAATGCTATTCGGCACAACGTCAGGTCGACTCACATATGGGTCTGACACTCAAGGCGCAAAGGTATCCATAGCTCAACATCAGATACCTCGTAAGGCTAAGAATGTGCGAGCATACTTAGCACCTCCACCAGGCTATCGTGTATATGAAACTGACGCGATGGCTCAAGAATCTCGGATCATGGGTATATGGTCTGGCGATTCAGAAATCATTCGAATCTTCAATGAGGGCATAAACTTCCATAGCCACATGGCATGTAAGATTTATGGTAACTCATACGAAGACTTCCAAGCTCACTACAAAGCTGAAGAGCCGCAGTACATCGAGTGGCGGCAAATGGGTAAGCTTACCAACCTATCCTGCAATTTCAGAATCGGCGGTAAGAACCTTGCTAAGAAGGCACTAACTGAATATGACACTTACATGTCCGAAATGGATGGCCGTAAGTTAGTCAACACATTCAAGCGTGCATATCCTGGTGTACCACAATACTGGGATAACATAATCGCCTTTGCCAAGCAGTATGGCTACTCTTACACACTAGCTCAGCGCCGATACAAAGTATCTCAAGAAATGCTGAATAGTGGGGATGCTTGGAAGGTTGAAGGTACTGTCATTAGCCATCCAATTCAAGGTACTGGCGGTGACATGTTCCTTGCAGCAATTGCTTCAGCCCATGACTCTCGTATTCAAACCAACATGCACGATGGTGTGTTTTGGCTGGTCGAAGATTCTCCTGAAGGTGTACAAGAATCTGAACACATCCTGCATAGTATGAATCAGACAAATTACCAACAACTGTGGGATTTGTCTGACCCGCTTGCAATCCCTCTTCTTTATGAAGGCTCGAAACTCGGTACTTCTTACGCTGACGTCAAGTAAAGGAAAGTCATGATCGCATTATCCTGGTCTCGTCTGACCACATTCCAACAATGCCCGTTGAAGTTTCATCTTCAATTTATTTCAAAGTCATTCAAAGAAGAGGAAAAGTCTATTCACCTGATTAAGGGTGAACAATTGCACAAGCAGTTGGAAGACTATGTCCTTGCCAAGAATGGTCAAGGTGTGATGCCACTCGGTTTCTCCGAAGAAGTCAAGGGTGCACTGCCTTATGTAGATAAACTGCTCACGTTGTATGACAGTGTGCATCCAGAAGCTCAAGTCGCATGTGATCTGAACTGGAAGCCAGTCGAATGGTTTGCCAAGGAAACTGCATGGCGTGCCATTTGGGACGTGATCGGACTCAAACCTCAGACGGTTTTCATCGGTGATTACAAGTCAGGCAAGATCTATCCGTATGGCTCTACATATGGACAGCTTCATCTGTCTGCGGTCATTGCACTGGAACGATTCCAAGAGACGCCCGAAGTGAATGCTGCGTACATTTACATCGAGCATCAGAAGGTCCATCCAGTCAAAGTCACTCGTCAGCAACTTCCTGAAGTGCGTGATTACTTCGAGAAGGAGTTCGATCGTGTGCAAATGGAGAAGACTTGGGATCCAACGCCCAATGACAACTGTCGCTGGTGCCAAGCGACCCGTGCACAGTGCAAGTTTTCACGTAAACTGTGAATAAATGTGCTAAGTGTAAAGACCGACCCGCTAAAACAGGTCGGTCTTACTGTGACCAATGTTCTAGGGAATATGGTCGTAAGTATAATAATCAGTTACATGTTAGAAATAAAACTTATAATAGATTATATGGTATAGATGTGGCTGAATATGAGGCAATGCTTATAAAACAGAATAATGCCTGTGCTTTATGTTTAACTCCACAAATTCAGTTATTGGTTAAGTTGAGCGTAGACCATAGGCATTCAGATGGTAAAGTCAGAGGATTACTATGTGGACCTTGTAATACATTTCTTGGATTGATTCAAGATGATGTAGGGCGTTTAAAAAGAATGATTGGATATCTAAGTGACACCTGAAGGTAAAGTCAAGGTCAAAATTAGACAATGGTATAAGGATAATCTTCCTGATCATTGGAAGATATCTGTACCTGGAGGGCCATTTGGAAAAAATGGCACGCCTGATGATTTACTTTGTTGGCAAGGCGTATTTATTGCCATAGAAATTAAATCAGATACAGGTGACTTGACTGCGTTACAAAAGGCGCAACTAGCTCTAATTGCAAAGGCGGGCGGTGTTGCAGCCGTAATACGTGGTTATGATATACAACGTTTAGAGGCTATAAAAAAGGCTGCATTGGAGAAGATTAAGTGTCGTTCAGCATAAGCTCATATGCATGGCCGGCTTTTCAAGGCCGTAAACCATTCATTCATCAGAAACATACGGTTAAGTTTCTGCTTGCCAATCCACGCGGCTTCGTTCTGAATGAGATGGGTACAGGTAAGACATTAGCAGCCCTCTGGGCTTGCGACATCTTATTCTGTGCTAAGAAGATTCGTAAGGTATTGATCATCAGTCCATTATCCACAATGAAGTCAGTGTGGTATAATGAGATCATGCTCAATATGCCACATCGTAAAGTGGCCATAGCTCATGGCGCTAGACCTGTGCGCGTGTCTATCATTAAGAGTCCAGTGCCAGAATTCACCATCATTAACCATGATGGCATCAAGTCAGTCGAAGATGAACTTATTGCTGAGAAGTTTGACATCATAATCATTGATGAACTGACAGCTTACAAGTCTCACTCTTCAGAGCGTTCTAAGTGTATGGAACGCATTGCCAAGTCAGTGCGGGCCGTTTGGGGTATGACAGGTGAAATTACACCTAATTCCCCATTAGAGGCCTATTTCCCAACGAAGATCGTCAATCCATCCAGTAAGTATCTGCCGAAATTCTTCACACAATTTCGTGATGCTTGCATGACGAAGATCAATGAACTGGTATATGTGCCTAAGCCTATTGCTCCACAAATTGTGGCAATGTGTGTGCAACCAGCCATTCGATTCACACGTGAACAATGCCTCGATCTACCTGATACGATGTATCAGCAGATGGAGGTGCCTCTTACGCCATTACAAACACTGCACTATGAAGCTATGCGAAATAGTGCTATGCTGGCTACTGAATCTGGCGATGTTACTGCAGTTAATGCTGCTGTACTACTGAATAAACTACTGCAAATTTCGGCAGGCGCAGTTAAGAATGACGTAGGCGATGTCATTCAAATAGGTTGTGAACCACGTGTGGATCAGCTTGAAGAGATCTTCAAGGAGACTCCACAGAAAAAGTTAGTTGTCTTTGCCACTTATCGAGCAACGATCGA